ATGACCAATCAAATCACAGTGAAGGCCATGCTGTCGCAAATGGAATCGGGAGATCCCTTCTCCATCACTTTTGTCACCTTCGATCGGCAACGCAAGAAGGGCGGTAAAGTGCATACCTATGGTGAGGCAGTATTGGTGCTGACGACTAAGGTTGCCAAAAAGGCGAGCGAGGTGGATCGAGCACCAACTTCCATCGAACGAAAGAAGGCTAAACTAGAGACCCTCAAGCGTGCCCCCAATCACCACAAATGGTACACACGTAATATTCAATTGTTGGTGAATGGCCATCCTACTGGTGAGCGGCGGAAGATCCATCCGCCATTGGTCATAACATTCAATAACAAAATCGTGGTGGCATGAGTGATACCCATACGATCATCGATGTGGTGGAACATAATGGGCAAGCTAAAGCCCACCTCAGTTACACTAAAATATTTTCGGCAGGCTTCGCTCCTGTTTTTGGTACGGATACCCAGGCCAAGCCGACCATCAATATTCAACCCGAAGAGACGCAGACGGGCTTCATGTGGGCACCTTGGGGAGATCGACTGGGGAATGATGACCTGCCTCGAAGAATCCGCGAGCGGGTATTCAATGTGGCCATCGCTGGACGAACCATCTACGACCTGGTGCGCATGGCTTATGGGAATGGGATAGCTTACTATAGCAACCGACAGCGTCAAGAAAGTGGCACGATTGAGCGACATTTTGAACCAAAGATTGAGAACTTCATCCAGGAGAACTTCCTGGGCAATGAATGGCTCAAGCCGCAACTGATCAATTATCGCTTCTTTATGAATACCTTCAGTGAGATGATCCTCAATAAACGTAAGGATCAGATCACCAACATCTTTCATAAGGAAGCGGAATACTGCCGTCTCAGCCTGCAGAACCCTGCCACCTTTGCTACTGACTTCCTACTCTACTCTGCCGACTTCAGCCTGGGCCGTGGCAATGTGGATCCCGATCGGATCAATGCCATTTATCTCTGCCCAAAGTTTGGCGGGGCTTCCTTCATTGATAAGCTACCGGGTTTCAAATTCGCTTGGCATAGTCGCTTGAAAACACCTGGTTCTTTTCCCTATGCCCTCCCCTTTTGGCTGGGCCTCTTCCGGGATGGGGGTTGGATGGATGTGTCCAAGGCCGTATCCGAAGTTGTACATGCCATGATGCATAACCAGGTGCGACTCAAGTATCAGATCCTCATCCCTGAGGATTACTTCACCATTCGGTACCGGGATAGCTGGCAAACGATGACGGATAAAGGCCGGCAGGATAAGATCGATGAGCTAGTCGATGATATCAACGCTAAACTTTCAGGCACAAAGAATGCTTTTGTTTCCATTTCGACCATCTTCCAAAATGATGGCGTGAATGGGGAGAAAGGCAAGATCGAGATCGTGGCTATCGATGATAAAATCAAAAAGGATAGCTGGGTACCCTCTTCTGAGAAAAGTGATGCACAAGTCGTCCAAGGTTTGGGTGGCCATCCTAGTATGGTAGGCCTTGCTCCGGAGGGTGGAAAGATGGGTGCCGGCAGTGGAAGCGATAAGCGCGAGGTTTTCAATACTGAGATCACTAACAACACTTTCGATCAGGAGATGATCCTGGAGCAGCTGCAGTTCGTGGCCAATTTCAATCGACTCACCGATCCCGCCTGGGATGTGACTTTCTATATCGATCATACTTTCCACACCACCACCAATGAACAGGAGACTGGGCTGGTGACGGGTGAGAATGTGCAAAACACTGACTAATGGCATTATTTGCAGATATCTCAAAGTTCAAAGAACACGTAGGCGGGGCAGTGAATCAGACGCTGAGCCTGCGCAGTATTGGCCCCTGGGTAGATATGGCCGCTGAGTCTCATGTCATTCCTTGGATTGGACAAGCTACTTGGGATGCACTAAACGCTGAAAGTCTGTCCGAACAATTGGAGGCTCTCCTACCCTACGTACAGCGGCCCGTAGCGCTCCTTACCATGTATGAATACGTTCAAGTGGGCAATGTACAATTGGGGGAAGGAGGTATGTTCCAAGTGGAGATTGAAGGGATCAAAAGACCTTTCAAATATCAAGAAACTGCCTACCGAAAACAAATGCTACATCATGGCTATGAAAGCCTGGAACGATTGCTGGCCTTCCTGGAAGCCAATGAAAATGACTATCCACTCTGGCAGGCTGATCCTGCCTATGCTCGTAATAAAGCCCATTTCATCAATACCGCCTTTGAATTCCGGCAGCTCTACGGGAAGTTGCTGAGCCGCTACATCTTTGAGATGATTCGCCCCATTATCGATGAGGTGGAAAACTTTGCCGTCCTCCCCACCCTGGGCCAAGCCCAATATGATGACCTCAAAGAAGGAATTAGCCTCAAGGCATTGACTACAGATGAACAAGCTTTGATTGATCTGATTCAGCGAGCCGTGGTGCACTTCAGCATGCAGGAGGCCTTGGAGCGACATTGGGTACAATTTGAAGGCAACCGGGTGGTACAACTGGAAACACTAGAGCCACAGGGCTATGAACGTGCTGGCAGTGCAGGCACGACTTCCTTTAGTATCAAATGGCAACATCATCAGTTGATGGCCAGTCGTCATATCAGCTTCATCCGACACTATCTGGAAAGCCGCTTGGATGTATTTCCGCTCTATGCTGCTCACCTCGAGACAGAGGCGGAGGCCTCCGGAGGAACACAAACCGAATCACTCGAAGAACAGTACAGCAATGACCGCTATTTCGGCGCCTTCCCCATCGATGGGGTAAAGAATGGAAAGCCTCCAGTCAAAGGCATTAAAAACATCTAATATGGAATTTTGGTTTCTATCTCTTTTTCGATTGGGCAGTGGAGTACAAAACGGGCTGGGGTATGGCAAGTATACCACCACTAGAACTATTTGTAGTGTCCTCCTAATGATCGTATTGGTTTGGGCTGACTTTATTTTCATCAACCAACTCGGTTATGGCTGGCAATGCCCGGTAGCACTCATTTTGGTGGGCCTTAGTCAAGCTGGGGTATGGGGCGTGGAGGATAGCTTTGACAAAAACTATGACCTCTTTCCTACCGATATACATCTCTGGGAAATGCTGGCCACCGGTGGCATTCTTTTAGCCTGGTTTGTAGCTGGTGGGAACCTCTATTTAATCTTTGCTAGCATTTACCCTTCTCTCCTATTGCATAAAGCTGCCATCAACATCATTCCTCGTATCAAAGATTTGGGCTGGAAAAAGGCCTTAGACTTCTTTTTGGACCATCGCACGGATGATGCCACTGGAAAGACCTTCACTATTCCGCTGCTAAATATCTGCGTGCCGCGTCTGTCTCTTCGAGCCAGGATCATTCTCGCTATCATCAGTACGATTATGGCTATAACTGTATCACTGGCAGGGTGGAGACTAGATCTCAATGTGTTGATCAAAATGCTAGGACTATGACGGATCCCTATAATCCCAACCCTCGCTTAGATGAGCGACTGGAAAGCTTAGAAAAAAGCCTGCTGGCTTTTGCTAAACTCACTCGAAATGAGATGTTGCGAAAGATGGCTCAGTTTGGACTGCGCGAAAAGATGGTGCTATACAAAAAGGCGGAAGGGGAAGAACGATTGTACAAAAGCATCAGGACCCGATTGAGAAAACGGCAGGGTGATCTGGAAGGTATAGCCTGGAGCTTCGCTCGGCATGGAATCTTTGTGGAGCGTGGTGTAGGCAAAAACCGTCCAGTGGGTACTGGTGCGGCTGTATTCGCTTCGCAACCTTGGCTTTATCCAGCATTAAATACGGCGATAGAAAACCTAGCGGATCAATTGGCGGAGGAATACGCTGATATCGTGGCTGCTGAAGTCGTGATTCGCATTCCGGGAGTTATTGACACAACCATCAGATAATGGCAAGGAGGCAGGCAACCATATTCATCAATGGCAAGGAGGTTCGCAATGACATCAAGGCCATCGCCGCAGAGAAGCGCAAGCTGAACAACTCTCTGCGCAATCTGATCATTGGTACCGAGGAATATAACAAGAAGGCGGCAGAGTTGAAGAAGGTCAATAAAATCATCGCAGAGCACAACAAACGCCTACGAGGTCTTCCTTCTGCCTATGATAAGATGAAACTGGGGCTGAATAATATCATAGGCCTCACTGCTGCAGCCTTTACTATTGATGCTATTATTGGCTACAGTAAACAATTGTTCGACCTCAGTAGCCAAATGGAGATACTCCAAGCCAAGGCGCAAACGGTATTCGGAGATACCCTACCACAAGCCCGAGCAGAGGCCGAAGCCAATGCGGCGGCCATGGGCTTAACGACCAGCGAGTACATCAATGCTGCTGCTGCTATTCAGGATCTATTGATCCCGATGCAGTTTCAGCGGAAAGAAGCAGCTGACATTGCGCTACAATTACCCAACCTCAGTGGTGCGCTGAGTGAATGGACGGGTGGCCAGATCAAATCGGAAGAAGTAGCTCGCATTCTCAGCAAGGCCCTCCTCGGAGAACGGGAAGAACTCAAGCAATTGGGCATCTCTATCCAGGAGGCCGATGTGAAAGCCAGACTCGCAGAAAAGGGATTGGATAAGTTGACCGGTACCATGCTACAACAGGCCAAAGCGGCGGCTACTTTAGAGCTAATCACCGAGAAATCGGTAGATGCTCAGACCGCCTTTGCCAATAACACCGATACCTTGGTGCGTAAGCAGGCGGAGCTGCAAGCCAAATTCACTCAGATCAAAGAGAATATAGCATCGGCCCTAATACCTATCTTCACTCGCCTAGTAGGCGCTGTAGAGCCTTTCGTAGATTTAATCACTCGCTTTACTACTATCCCGGTTTCTGAAAAACTGGAAGAAGAACAGCAAGCATTGGGGCTATTGGTTACTCAAATCACGGAGGCCAATATCAGCCAGGAAAGTCGCAATTCGCTTATCCAACAATTGCAGAACAAATACCCTGATTTCCTTGGGAATTTGAATGCAGAAACAGTCACCAATGAGGAGCTCTCCAACCGCCTACGTGAAGTCAATGATCAATATATCTTCAAAATCGCCTTGCAAAAAGAAGATGAGAAGATACAGCGAGCAGCTGAAAAACTAGCCAATCAACAGCGAAGCCTAGCAGAAAAGGATATTGAGATCACAGAGAGGCTACTGCGACTCAATGAAGAATATCAATTGGGATTAGACTTCACCAATAAAAGCCTGCAGGAACGAATCAATATCACCAAGGAAGGGCTGCGAGCTTTTCAGGAAGAAGGAGGTAATGTGAGGCTTGATCTAGCTGCCCTGGAAGCTACTGGTAGACAAGTGATTGAAAGTAGAGTCGATGCTCGGAAAGAGGAATTGGAGCAACTGAAACTAGCTCGGGAAGAAATCAAAAAGAACTTGGCTGCTGAATTGGGAATTGATACGGAGGCCTCCTCTCCTACCCCAAACGGTAATACGGATTCCACTGCCCAGCAAAAGGCTGCAGCTGAACTTGAAATTCAAAAGAAAGCTGCCGAGGATGCAGCCAAGCAAAGAGAGAAAGAACTAGAGCGGGAACGAAAACAAATCGAGCGACATCTCGAGCAGCTCCGCGAAGCCGAACAGCAATTCCGCGAAGATCTGCGAGTCAACACCCTCAGTGAAGAGGAACAAGAACTAGCACGAATCCGCCAACGCTACCAAAAGGAAATCAACCTAGCTACCCAACTAGAAGAGAAAGGTATCGAGGAGGGTACCGCTAGAAAATTGGAACTCATCCGACTCCGAGAAGAGGAGATCGAGCAATTCCTGATCACCAAAAGGCAGGAACAACTCGACCAGGAACTCACCCGCATTGAAGCGGAAGAAGAGGCCAAATTTCAAAAACAAATAGAGCTAGAACTAGCTAAACAAGCCGCTCAAAAGGAGATCAGAGATCAGGTCAATCAAGCCCTACTTGATGAGCAAGGACTGCAACTCCTACAGTTGGAAGAACAATATGCTCAGCTCCTCCAATTGGCCAACCAGTTTGGCATCGATACCACCGATATCGTTCGAGCTAGAGAAGTGGAGAAGGACAAAGTCCGTGAAAGCTTCGCCAAAAAAGAAACAGAGCGCCAAGCCAAGCTCGCCGCCATTACCCGGGCTAGAGCCGATGCCGAACTTAGCACCTTCAAAGAACTCAGCAGTGGCCTCAATCAACTATTGGGAGAGAATGAAGCCGCAGCCACCGGCTTATTTCTTTTTGAAAAAAGTATTGCTGCAGCTGAGGTCATTATCAATCTACAAAAGGAATTGGCTGCGATCTCTGCTAGTAATGCCAGCTTGGGACCATTAGCTCCTGCCGTCATTACTTCCCTCAGCGCAGCGGCTAAAGTCCGCTCAGCGATCCGACTAGCTACGATTGCCGGTACTGCCATCCAAGGCATTGCCCAAAGAAAAGAAGGTGGCTACTTTAACGTCACTGGTAAGGACGATAACCGCCAATACCGCGCCCGCTACATCGGCGATCCACAGACAGGTATGCTTCCCCCCCACCCTGTCGTACTGGCCAGTGAAGCTGGTCCGGAATATTTTGTGAGCAACAAGGATCTCCGCAACCCTAAAGTACTCAACTATGTACAAGCTATCGATAATATCCGGAGAAGACGTTTAGGGCAATTCGTGGATGGTGGTTCAACAGAGCCGCTTCCTGCCACTCCCAGTATTAGCTCTCCAGAATCCAATCAAGAAGTACTGGAAATGCTCCGTGAGATTAGTAGTAAGCTAGATAGCTTCCACGCTGTGCTGGATAATGATACTGTAATTGGAATTGTAAAACAATTTGATAAGCTCCAGTCTGCAGCTGGAGGCAGCTTATAAACTTTAAATCTTTAGACTTATGAAAAGATTACTAATATCCCTTGCTTTGCTGTTGTCTCATACTCTTGCTTTCACGCAAGACACCACTAGTATCGACTCCATTTACTATCCCTACACTTACTCTGCTACAGTAACCGATGTATACGATGGAGATACTTTTACCCTAAACTTTGACTTGGGATTTGGACTGCAATATGAAGATGTTATCCGACTAGCGAGAGTCGATACGCCGGAGATCAGAGGGAAAGAACGGCCGGAAGGCTTACAGGTCAGGGATATAGTGGAAGGATTGATATTAAACAAGAACATCATAGCGGTGACCAATCAGGATGAAAGGGGGAAGTACGGTCGACTCATTGCCGAGATCTATTTTCAGGAGAATGAATACTGGATTAACTTGAGTCAATTCTTACTAGATCATGATTTTGCTGAAAGGTACTAACATGAATTATTCATTCCATAGTCTTATAGATACTATTACTACCCCAAATAGGGTATGTCAAAAATTGGCATTTTGAGTGGACTTTTGGACTATCAAGAAAAGCACTATTGATAATTAATCAATTACAAATTAAAAAGTCCACTATTTGACAATGTGATTTTTATTACTAACATTTGTTTCACTCCCTTTAAAATTGATACGTTAATTTAAATCGCAACTACATGAATGTAGTAAAAGATCTTGCGATAGTCGACCTCGACTATCATGGCACTTCTATTTCTTGTCCTATCACTGATGGCCATCGAATGGTGCCTGTTAAAACAGTATGTCAAATCATTGGTGTTGACTTCCCTACTCAAGATAACTGGCTAAAAAAGCACAAAATCTTTAGTCAGTTATATAGTCTAGACTATACAACTGGAGCTGATGGGAAGCAATATGAAATGAGATGTTTGCCTATGTTTGACCTATTTGCTTGGCTTACTAGTATCTCTCAAAACAAACGTAGAGAAGGCTCAGTAGACAAGCAATATGCGTTCATGGCTTGGCTTCGTCAAGAGATGCTTTCCATGTATAAGTTGATTGAGGTATTCCAAGAGGAGAACAAGTATGAATTGGACTTGATCATGAAGAAGTCGGATACCGTTGATGAGATTGCAGAGAAGAATGACGAATTGAAAAAATTAAAGTCTGATCTGAAGAAGATTGACTTATCGCTTGCTGAAGTTAGAGAGAAACGCTTTACTGGCCAGACCGCCCTTCCCTTCCCAAGCTAGCATAAGAAATCGAAAGCGGGGTATCACGGGCCTGATCGTGCAACGAACTACTTTTCCTAGGAAGTCTGTGCTAAAACGTTCGACCCGCTTTCTACTTTTCGTTCAATCTATCTCCCAAGCTAACTTCCCATTAGCTTTCTAAGCTTTACCATCCATTTACTAGGTAACCCTCTTGCTCCCTCTAAAGACCTAGCAGAAGCCAGTTGTTTGATAGTCGCATTCCTAACACCGTTGAGGTCGGCGCGGCGGAGGTCGGCGCGGCTGAGATCGGCGCCGCGGAGGTCGGCGCCGCTGAGGTCGGCGCGGCGGAGGTAGGCGCCGCTGAGATCGGCGACGTTGAGGTCGGCGCCGCTGAGGTCGGCGTCGCGGAGGTAGGCGCCGCTGAGGTAGGCGTGGCTGAGGTCGGCGCCGCTGAGGTTGGCGTGGCTGAGGTCGGCGCCGCTGAGGTCGGCGCGGCTGAGGTAGGCGTGGCTGAGGTCGGCGCCGCGGAGGTCGCCGCCGCGGAGGTCGGCGCCGCTGAGGTTGGCGACGCTGAGGTTGGCGCCGCTGAGGTCGGCAACGCGGAGGTCGGCGCCGCGGAGGTTGGCGACGCTGAGGTAGGCGCCGCTGAGGTAGGCGTCGCGGAGGTAGGCGACGCGGAGGTCGGCGACGCGGAGGTCGGCGCCAACCAATCGCAAAGGCTTCAATGCTGTTTTCTTGTACTGGAAGAATTGCAGAATTGACACAATACTACCTCTTCTCTCTTCCTTCCCTTCCCCAAATAAATCAATTTTCTCTTTCAAATGAGCGTAGATCGTCCAATATCCATAAAAAATCCAATTGCTGAGATCCATTACCGAATCTTGTTTCTCTGCATCGAAGGTATAGACGAATTGCTTCTGTAAACCATAGTCAATTACATACTCCAATCGCTTCGCTAGTTCTTGCTTTTCTTCATCATTTTTATCATTCTCAATAATCTCCACCAAATAATTAGCAACTTCAAGCGACATAGGTTGTTTACCAAAGATTTCCTGTAAGAATTCTAGTATTTCAGCCTCAGATTCCTTGATATACTTCTTTTTTCTATTCTTGTCGATCAATTCTCCCTTTACAGTTTCCCAGATGTACTCTGCTGTTAAATATTCTTGCAGCGACTTATGAAGGAACTCTATTGCATAGTCATAATCTTCATCATCACTCCTCAATCGTCGGCTTTTTGGCCGCTCTTGAAAGTAGAAGGCTACCATCATCATTTTTAAAGCCTCTCGAAAATAGCTGTCTTGCTTTTGCAATTTCTCCCTAAGTTCCAGAACTGCGGGTAATTTTTCCAAGCCTGTTTTATGGATGTACCCCTCCCCCGATTGAAAGATATGGAAGGCCGCTTCTCTTAAGGTTCCTCTAAGATCCTCAGTATCTAAGCCCTTCAAGATCTTAATTTGCGCATCCTTCCAGCGGACGGGGTTGGTGATCTGATCAAAAAGTGCGGAATAAACACCAGCCCTATTCCCTACTCCTTCTACGAAATCTTGATCAAGCGAGGCAATCATATGGAGTAAGATTGGCTGGCGAATCAATTCATCAATGAACCCACCATTCTCCCTGATTTCTGTAATTTTTTCCTTAGTGAGCCAAACTTTGGGGTAGAAGGTTTGATAAGCCTTCAGCCAGTTTAACTGCTGTTCTAATTCAAATTCATCCAATCTAGCTATCAAAAGATCATTGGCTGGCAATCGCTCTAAATTGAGGTAACCATATCTTGAGGTGATAATGATCTTTAGGTCTTTATAGCGCTCTACTTCATCAACAATGGCTCTAAAGATATCCTCGATATCATTGTTCTGGAGCTTGTTTTTCATGAGGAGTTCGTCCAAACCATCTAGGATAAGGAGAGAACTTTTGAGGCTATTTTTGCTCGTCTCCAATTGATATTCCTCGTTCAAGTGATGGCTGATAGTAGCTAAAACCTCCGATTTAAGTTTTATTGGTTCACTTAATTCCCGTAACCTAAGCATAAACAAGGGTTTAGCGAAGTCCTGGGCACGCAATAAATCATAAACCAAGCGCTTACAAAAAGAGGTTTTCCCTTGACCAGGATAACCATATAGCAGGAGTATCCTTGCCTTAGCATTTTTAAGTTTGCTAAGTTTAGTGCTGGACCTTAGCCAGCTCAAGACAAATGAATGCACATTATTGGCTAGATGGATTAGTTTTGGATTAACAAAAACTTTATCCTTGGCTATATTCTTATGTGCTTCATCTAGGAGGCATTTTTTGAAGATGCTGTAGTTCGGCTCTTGATATATATGATTTAAGGTTAGTCCTTTTTCATCGTTTAGTGTGATTTCTGTGTATTGATTCTTTAAATCAACCAGATACCTTTCCCTGCTCAGGTTTCGAATTCTTGCCTGTAATTGCTCCCCTTGTAGAAATCCTTCAATTTTCCTGGACAGGCCGCCTTTATACTCTGTTATGAGCCTCCAAAATTTGGCCCCATAGTTATCATTGTGATAGTTATAAACTCTAACTTTTTGCCCACTTGAAAGGTCAAGTTCATTCAACAGGTCATAAAAAAGGAAATAGTAATCTTTATATAATTGAGACTCCTCTAGGTCTTTCTCCTTAAAGTCTAATATCTCTCCTTTTTGAATCAGTTCTTGAAACTTATCTTGAAACTGAGTTTTAGTTTGGCCCGAGACATTCAAGTCGATTTTGTAGCGGTCCAGGGCATTGGCAAATACTACAAGATGGACAATCGCCACCACATGATTTAAAACTAACTGTGGAGTATCAGCCCTTTCAGCCAATGTTAAAAGAGAAATTGGAATATCACTTCCTGCTGGACCATGATATACTGAATACTTGTCCAAGTCACTAGTCTTGTAGGTGTCGATCTTCCAACCTATCAGATCACAAAGAATCTGCAAATTATCCTTTAATGCCCACCTGGAACGAATCCCCATATTAGATTTATTTTGTAGTAAAACTCAGGTTATTTATAAATCAGAACCACAATCGTTGACGCCATTGACAACAACAAAGCAATCACCGAAATCGCAATAAAAAATACCTGCCATCTATTTCTTGTTGTCGACGTCTCCCAAAAAGCACTTTGCAACTTCAACTGCTTCTCCGCACTCGCCAAGCGCTTCTTCAAATCTTCAATCTGCAATTCCTGTAGTTCCTTTTTGGATAATCGATCCACCTCCTTAGATTTTATATCTAGATAGAAAGCCTTGCGCTGCCGAGTGAACCCACCTGCCTCCAAAAAAGCAAGACCCTCCGGACGAATCTTAGGATCACCATGCTCATTCAAATGTACATAGCCGCGTTTGCCAAGGGCAAGGATGGCGTCCTTGATATCAGCACAACGCGCATACTCGTCACGTTCAATCCCCAAGGGCGGATAAATGAAATCAGGATGGAGATGTATATCAGCATTTTTCTTGAGCACGTCCAAGGTGGCATCAAGGTCTTCCACCATCTTCTCTGAATAAGGGTAGTGGTCCATTAGGGTATATAGGTTAAGCATGTTGAATCAAGTGTTAATTCCAATCATGCAATTTTCACAACGATCAGCTAATTGTTTTGTTTATACTTAGAGTAGCCGCTACTATCTATAAATCTTATTTGCCTTTCTCCTTCTCTATATCTGTTATTTTCTTTCTTAACTCAGCCATCTCCCCTTCCATATCTCTAACCTTTTTCACCATCATATGATTGTTATAAAGCGGGTCCTGAGTAAGAGGTACTGAATTCCCTTTTTTTGCCTCTGCTAAAGTAAATGTCCCTGGACTTTCAGGAATCTCAGCATCATCTAGCGGGCGAGTACAGATTTCAATAAAGGGTATCCCCGTCACTTCATATAATCTAAGCAGGAATTTCACTTTAGGTTCACTTCTTCCATTTTCGTAAGTCAGCATTGTGCCAGGAGCTATACCGAATATGCTAGCAAACTCATCTCGATTCAATCTCCATTTTTTCCTTATCTGCTTAAGGTTTTGACTCAGTTGCATACAGGCAAACAGGTGTTTTATTCAATTTTGAGTCAAAAAAACATCAAAATTGTTGCATTTGTATAGTTTTGTAATTAACATTGTGTCAACTTCACATAAAGTTAATAGAAAACTACAATGATAAAAGACCTCCTTCAGAACATCTCTCCTAGTCTTACCGATCAGCTTCCACACGGAGCCATCAATGAGCTGGCAGAGAAGCACGAAAAGTCTCGGCAGAGCATTGCTATGATGCTACGGGGAGACAACGGCAGCGAAGAAAATGTAGAAGCGGTATTGAAAAGTACCATTGAAATTTTGAGGAATGACTCGAACAGACAACAGCAGCTGGCTGGCCAGCTGGAGATCATAATCGCTCAACAAACGAGCAATTGTATTTAGAGAGTTTGGGTTAGGCCGGAGTACAACGGTGCTCCGGTTTCTTTAACGAAGGCTATTTTCCATTTGAGCATAATAAAGCTTAAACACCGAGGGGACTGGGTAGCTCCCTCCCCTCCTTTTCCCTGTTGGTTTTTTGGGGTTCTACACATACCTCTGGGGCCTCGGCCCTGGGGGATTTTTTAGCCCTGTATAAATAATAATTACCCAAATAGAAAAAGGCCCCTACCCTTCACGATAAGAGGCCTTTGTAAAATTAAGTTCATGGACAAAAGTACCATAATTACTAAGGAAACGCAACGGGCGCAGGATAAAATGCAGTATCAAGATAACTTCATTGCTCAGAACTACTGGCTATGGGTAGTATTTGCCTTTGTGCTCTACCCTTTGGCTGCTGTCTTTTCGGCATTGACCGAAGGTGGCCACGTCTACCTGCGCACCAAAGAATCACTGGGTTTAGGTATTCTACCTTGGGCGATCACTATACTAGTCGTCATACTAGTAGAGGCGCCGAAGTTCTTTCTCGGTAAAGGGGCCGTTGATGATATCCAGGCGGGCGTGTTTAGCGATCGCGGCCCCAGGCTTGCTCTTTTCATAGTCAAAGTACTCGGCTTCATCGCTGTAATGGCGTTTAGCATCAATCTCTCCATTCAAGGTGCCCCAGTAATCAATCAGGAATTCCGTAAGCACTACAAACCCTTGGCTGCTGAGTATATCAACGTAGATAGTATTAATGCGAATTATGATGACCAAGTGGCCATCCATAGAGTCAACATAGCGAACTACGAAAAAACAACATGGAAAGGCAAGATCGTAGGCGATGCTCGGAAGATGATCATGAAGGAGCAGGGGTTAATCGAAGGCCTCGAGGCACGCCGATCGGAAGACTTGTCCCGGACACAAGCCGAAAATGATCAAATCCGCAAAGATCACGAAGCAAAGACAGCTGAGAATGGCCAATGGGCGATGGGCTTTGCAGGGTTTGGCGAAGTACTCTGCCTATTCTGTTTAGTATTGATTGGAATCTATGACAATGGTATTAAAGGCCAAGCCAAGACCGAAGGCCAAACGCTCCCCTCCCCTACTCCAGCTACAAGCATTCCCACGAATATAAACATGGCTCAGCTGATGCAACTATTGCAGCAAGGTGGCCAACAGAACTTTACCCAGATTCCCCCCAATCAATCTACCCCTACTACTCCCGCTGATGAAAGCCGCCGTCAGATTGGTTTTCGGCAGAAAGGGACGGCCATGAAGTCCCCCTATCCTCACAGCCCAGAAGAGGCGGAGCGCGATGATCTCAACGCTCCCCTCCCCTGGCAGCAGAAAAACGAGAAAGAGGCGTTCAACGTCGTTCAACGTACGTTGAACGTAGGTTCAGACGGTACCAAGCTGGTGGATGCCCGCTATTTCAAGTCTTGGATGAAAACGGCTTACAAGAGATCCTTGGAATACAAGACCGAAGAATCGCGTCATTATCAGCACTGTTTATACCGTCGACTGCGTGCAGAACTAGAAGAGATAGGGTGGACTATCAACGAAAATGAAACCACGCAAGAACTAGACATACAAGAGGCATAGTACTACACCATACCGCCATAGGCAAGCACAACTTAGACTTTAGATAGCTACACATACCAACACCAAAAAAGGCTTAGACAGAATTGAGCGAAGTGAAATTCCACACCATCGATCGAGATGGGGTTTCCTTCGCCCACTTCTCATTTTCCCTGATTTATTCCCATGGAATGACAATAACCCGTATATGCTCGACACAAAGAATTACATCCCGAAGGAAATAGCTGAGAAGATTAAAGAAGCCGCCGTACTGGATCAGGTGATACAAGATTTTACTGCCCTAAAGAAGAGTGGAAGTAGTCTGGTAGGGGATTGTCCCTATTGCCACAATCACAAGTTTACCGTGACGCCAGGTAAGTCGGTCTACAAGTGCTTTTCCGGCTGCCAGAAGTCTGGAAAGGATGCAGTGAAGTTCTTGACGGATGTGATGGGGAAAACCTATGTAGAGGCGCTCATATATTTGGCCGATCGATACAATATCCCAGTTGAGGAAGAGAAACCTACTGCTCCCAAAACCAAGAAGAAGAATCGAAAGGAGAAGTTTCGCGATCGCCAGTTGCGGGAGAGTGGCATTCCAGTCAAGTCACAGAAGTGGATGATGGCTAAAACCTCTACTACTAAGATTGAATCGGATCGATATCAGGCTGCATCCGTAGATCGGCTATGGAATGTAGTTCCTGGGGATGATATGGTACTGCACTACCTGGATCTAAATGGAAAGCCGATCAGTTTCAACCTCAGCCCGACGCGGAAACAACAATTGATTCGCGTGCGCTGGGCCAATCCCAGTTTACATCTGGATAAGAAAGGTAACCCGGTCAAGTATAAAAGTCCTTATGGCAGTGGTTCTCATTTGTGGATCCCGAATGAGATCCTGAAATCCTATAAGCAGGGGGTGATCCTGGAGACGCTGTACATCTGTGAAGGGGAGAAGAAAGCGGATAAGATGGCCTTGCATGGCCTGCCGGCAGTAGGGGTAATGGGCATCAACAACTTCGCACATAGCAATGAGATGCCCTATCATTTCGAGCAGTTGATCAAGCGCTGCAGCATTGTGAATGTGGTCTTTGTACTGGATTCGGATTGGCAGGATATCAGCGTAAAGAATGGGAAAGCAGCTGACCAGCGGCCACGTACCTTCTTTAAAGCCGTCTCCCGTTTCAGGACCTACTTCTACGCCTATAGCAACTCTGGCATCTACCTAAATATCTACTTCGCCCATGGCAAAGACCCCGTCCATAAGGGTATCGATGATGTGCTAGTGAGAGAGCTGAAAGATAAAGAAGGAGAGCTGAAAGAAGACTTTGATACAGCTAGAGTCAGTCGTGATGGCCAGGGGAAGTATGTGAACATCTATAAGATCACAGAACTCAGCGACTATAAGATTAAGGAATTCTGGAAGCTGCATAGCAATCCGGCTTTCATGGAGCATAATAAAGATAAACTGAAGAAGCTCCACGAATTTCGCTTAGGTCAACTGAAATGGCGCTACAACGAAGAGGAGGATAAGTTCGAACTATCTCAGAAGCTATTGCCACACGAACAGTATTGGGAAAAGGAAGCTAGAGAGGATAGTAGTGGGCGAGTGCGCTACAGTTGGAAATTTCAGTACACCAACTGTCGATACTTTCTACGCAACCGGGGCTTTGGTTTGTTCGAATATGACGCGGACAAGTATCGCTTCATCTCCGTTCAGGGAAAGGTGGTAAAAGAGACCACACCAAGAAAAATACGCAAGTATGTAATCGACTTCACGGAGGAGATCGAAGAGAAGAAGGTGCTCGATCTGCTGTTGAAAGGAGGTTCGCAATATTTGGGTCCAGATAAGCTCAATGATATGTACGAAAGGCAGCTGCCTTTCATGGAGAGCGAAAAGAACTCGATGTACTTGTTCTTCAAGAACAAGTACTGGAAGATCACCAAGGATGAGATCACAGAGCGGCCCTTGAGCGATTTACCTAAGTATGTCTGGGCCAATAAGATCATCGACTTTGAGCCAACCTATATCGGAAAGCCTATGATAGAGGTGAGCTTGGTAGATAAAAATTGGAAGCTGGAATACACCGATGCGGCCAAGCAATGCGATATGGCCAACTTCTACAATAGAACCAGCATGTTCCATTGGAAAAAGGCGCAGCAGCTGGTAGAAGAAGATGGCCAAAAACTCTATACCCAGAAGAAAAAACCAGAGCCCTTCACGGACAAGGATGTTAAGTTACATCGTGCCCACTTTGTCACCAAGATGATCGCGGCCGGCTATGTGATGCATGACTATCTGGACTATGGGAATATGAAGGCAGTGGTGTGCATGGATGGTATTGAGAGTGAAGTGGGGAAAAGTCAAGGCGGATCCGGAAAGAGTATCTGGGCCAAGCAATTTGAGCACCTGGTACCCACCGAGGTAATTGATGGCAAGAAGAAGAATATCGAGGATGACAACCATATCTATGAGTTGGTGGATGAACGGACTCACATTGTTTTATTCGACGACGTGCGCGTCAACTTCCCATTCGAATGGCTCTTCTCGCAGATCACGACGGGCTTGGTCATCAATCCAAAAGGGGAGCGCCGTTCCAAGATTCCTCCTCGAAAATTCATCATCACCACTAACCATGCATTGAATGGCGAGGGTAATAGCTTCAAGCGTCGCCAATACACCATCGCCTTTAGTGACTACTACAACGAATACCGAACGGTTGGAGATGAATTCGGATACCAGCTCTTCCACGAGTGGGACAACAACCAATGGAATCTATTCTACAACTGGATCGCCACCTGCATTCAGGTCTACCTGAAGTACGGCCTCAAATACAAGATACCCGAGCAAGACATTGAGCGCCGCCGCATGCGCCAGAAGATGGGCGAAAAATTCCTGGACTGGGCCAGTTTGGTCTATGATCAGGAGCCGGATCACACCGGTAGTCCAGCCGGCGTCTTCCTCAATCAGCGCTGCGAACGCAATTACCTGTACATGAAGTTCCTGGAGCATTACCCCAGTGAGCGCAAATACTGCGATGCCAAGAAATTCAGGGAACACCTCCTGCTATACACCAAATATGCCCAGTTGGAATTCAACCCAACCGCGACCGGTAAGGACCGGCGGATCAAGAGCAGTGGCAAGGAGTATTTCCTATTGGCTAACAGTGATTTTGATGCTGGCACCATGGCCAAGCAACCGATCAACTCCGATGATGACCTGAGGAAACCAGAACTACCTTATTAAATCTTAAAACCATCAAAATGAAAAAATCAAATGATACACTTTGCAAGGGCTGCAATGAAAGTCCAGCTACAGCAGAGCACCCTTGTCCTGCTCAAGAAGATGATTCCAGGACTTGCAACTGCTGTGATGACTGTGTGCAGGCTTGCAGTGATCTAGAAGTGGAAGAACTGGCTTCCTGGGCCACCAAAACTGCTACATCATGAAAATGAACCGCAGAGATATAACTCTAAAGACCAGTGATTTTATCAAAGAACTCAAGCGTGAGCTGACCATGCGCTGGGCCGTCTACGCCAAGCAAGTGCAGCAGAAGAAACTCAGCGCCTATGAAGCTAACAAACGCTACCTCATCATACTGGAGCTTCGAGAGCTCATGGAGTCTGCAGAAGAGCGGGGATTGACTATTACTCAGCTGAAAGATATGGTGAGCAATAGTCAAGTCAAATCGCGGTCTCAACAGGGACAATTGTTTGGCTCAACGAAATTCCCCAACTGATATACTACACCGGTTTATGGTTTTCTACTCGCAGCCCTTCCCCTCAGGGCTGCTCTTTTCCAAAACAAATTTACGCGTATGACACCATTTCTAGACATAATCCTCTTCATCACCTACGGGGTCCTGATGAGCCTTCTGGGCGGCGCCATCACCTGGTCACGCCTCCGCTGGCTCCAGCTGAGATCCCAGCGTCAGGCAAAGAAAAACAGCATTTAATAACATCACAATATTGCATTATGATAGCCAAGATGAAATACCACTTATTGAGCTGGCTCGGTCGCCGGCTGTACAGTTTACGCCTTAACCTGGAGGAGTTCCAGTACTATGTTGATCGGCTTGCTGGGGAGAGTTTATTAGAAGAATAAGAGGAACCATGTTTGAGCGTATTTGCTGAGCCTTTTGTGAGAGGGAGGCTCAGCGTTTTTCACATTCAAATCCATATACGATGGAAAATTTAACCACTCTAGACGATCACCTCATAGCTGAAGAATGGGATAAATACGAATCTCCAGTCCAGGAGGGCAAGGACTTTGACTATTGCTACTGCCAGAGCTGTGGGGATCCTGTGATACCATCCTATTACCCTGAGCACCCTATTTATTGGGTTATCAAACACATTGTCTATATGGCCTTTGCAATTGGGCTTCTGATTGCTGGAGGAGTGATTTGGGATGCTATTCAGATTCATTTCCATTGAAGTGCCCCTCCAACTGAAATTAATCATTGGAGAGGCACTATTACAGTCTTCTTAGTTCAGAATGATTAACACTAAGACATGTAGCCACCTAGAAATAACTGGCACATACGGCTTAGAGAGCTGAAGAAATTTCAAAAGAACCGTTAATTCTTTGATTCTCTGAAAGATGACTTTGCGCTGTGATGAAAGCCATTTTCTAAAAAGAGCTTCTTTCTTTGTGGAATTAGCCACAAATAATCTAAATTTATTCATGATTCACAACGATTTTCGGATCGTAGTTGAACGGCCTGTTGTTCGCGCAACGGGCTTTTTTTGTTCAGCTATTTTCAATCCATTGGTTAAAGATTATTAAGTTCAAATGAATCCCATACAGATATAGGGCTCCTGATCATAGAGGGTAATACTACTCCCATGACAAATGTATTTTGAGTTTTATTAATGAAAAATTAAAGACTAATGTAGATTTCGTAAGAAAGCAAGGCCTTCGCTTTTTTCATGTGGTCGACATTAACAATCTACCCATGATTCTCAGCCTTAAAACAAAATTTAGTTGGTCTTTTTAAGTAGTAGAAAAAATTTGATTTCTAGATCAATGGTCTTTTCAAAGTTAAGCCTTTTGTTAATTTTTCCATAACGTTTTTTTAACTTTCAAAAAATTCAGCCCGCTCACAAGGGTCAAGTAATCCGTTTTTTTAATTTTCTCGTACCCAAATAGATAGAGTTCTACAATAACAAATAGAGGGAGCCACAGAATATTGTTTTGACTCAATCAATAATATTGGATTTTATACTGCAATTTTAGAACTGTCAAATTAGTGACGATCCTAAAATCGTGTTAAAATTTAGGATTTTTCGAACATTTGCGAAACACCGATTTTTTTCACTTTAAGCCAGATCTACTGCTTTCTGTGGAAAAGTGATGTGATTAGGGAAACTCAAAATCTTAAAACGGAGTTAAATATCACTTCATTAAAAGGAAAAATAAGGGCTGTCTTTATTTCTAAATACATAGAAGAGTAACCTAAAATAAGAAATGCCCCTCCGGGGCATTCTGCGCATTATATATTCGCTCTTTTTTAACCTCCTTAAGCGGTTTAGGAGTAAGATGCTCTCGCATCCCGGGAATCGGCTCCACTTCAGAATCGATACATAGTTTTAAACTTAACTACCTTGCTTTTCTTATTTCGAGCCCATAAACAGGAAAAGAGTAAAAAACTATTTATAATTGATTCTTCAAACCTATCTCACTTAATCTGAAGTATTGAACTCGATAAGAGTCCCTTGAGCTAAAATAAAAAGAAGGATTAGACCAGCTAGTACTAGATACAATGTAATATCAATTTCCTTTTTCCTAATTGGCTCCTGATTAAATCCGAGATAAATTAACCCGAAACAGATTGGAACAGCACTCATAGCCAATGCAAACTCCACAGTCTTAGATAGATCAAAAAACTTATTTCTTTGATATTGATATATAACCATACCAGTAAAACCAACAATAGCAAATGCAGCAGAAATCTTATTTAAGTTTTTAAAAAACATGTTACATTTTTTTGTTGTTATCTTCATGTAAACCAATTTATTCAGTACGAATATTGGTTATAATTCAGTTAGTAGACTGTACACCTAAATAGTTGCAACTGAAACCACCAATTGACATCTTTTTACTTTTTTATCATTTTTTAGAACTTTTCTGCAACTTTTCCCCAATTCAGTATACAAAGCCTCTAATACTATTGATTAATATCAACTTGAAAGCTGATGGAATACTCTGGAAAACTATATCCTGACATAAGCCATGAAGAGTATGAGAAGATCAAGCAAGAAATCCGAGAAATTGTCTACAAGGTCTATGGGAAATTTCCTCTAGTGGCTAAATCAGCCTTCTACACCAGAGAAGAAGCTCTCGAGGCTACTGCTCGGGCAGTTGTAAAGGATTTTCGAGGAAAGGCTAAGGTTACAACCTTTGCTGAAGCTACGGCACGTAATATTCTCTCCAATTATCATAAATCTTTAGTCTCTTCAAAAAGAAAAGGGAGCTTTCAAAGTGACTCATTAATTCCACTGCAGAGAAAGAAGTCAAGTTCAAACCCTGTCTTAGAATTACAAGGCAAAGAGTTGGCTAGTCTGATATTAGATGGGGTAAATCAACTTAGTGAAGAAAAGCAAATCATTTACCAATTAGTTTTTATATATGGACTAAGCGATTTAGATGTCGCCATAAGGATGCGGGATCTAACTAACGGAAGAACAGAAATGAAGTTAAGTACTGTTAGAAGTCATATTCATCGAATCAGGGTCCATTTAAGGAATTGGCTTAAAGAAAATGGTATTGATACTGAATGGACAAAAGGTAAATAATGTATGAAAACAATAAATGAGCAAGAGGTCAAGGATCTCATGAAAAAATATGTCAAGCCTTCAGATACTCAAGAAGAGCTTTTCAAAAGGTTGATCAAACTTGAAGAAGAACGACATAATTCTAAGATTGGTGATTGGTGGAACTCAATAGTACAAGGGATAATGGATTTTGTTGAGGTTGCCAAGCCGGTTGTTACACCAATCATTGGAAATGCTATAATTCCTGCGCTATTATGGATACTATGGGAAGTAATCAAAAGTCAACACGGAAATGAACTTAAAAATCTGCTATCAAGACCTGACATAGATCTCTCTATATTCATACAATCTAATCTGATTTCTACAGTAAGTTTAGTTTTGTTCCTCATCTCTACCCTGATACTAGCTATGTGTTATCTTGAGCGTTTTCTAAGGAGGATCTATGGAAAACCTATTTTTGCCATTGATGGAATAGCAAAACTTGAAATAAGCCTTAAAATCGTCTTCGTCTCATCCTTTGTGATGATTTGTACTATTACCTATTCAGCTTCGCTAGCCGAAGGGCCTGACAAAAGACTGTCTATGGATGAAATTCAAGAGAAGGCATCTGTGCATATAGAAAATGAGGAACTGCCAGCACATGAATCACCTGATATGATAGGAATTGATCCAAAGTCCAATGTCGAACAAATTCTAGATACAAGCCAAGGACCTATAAAAGAAACGTTTACCTGGGTACAACAAGAAGGATCATTTAAATATACGATCCAAATTGCATCAGGCTTAAATGACTATAACAACGCCCTTCTTCATGGATTGGAAATAAAAGATAAATTCCAAAATTGGAATATGGTAGTACACTTATATATTGATGAGGGACAAAATACCTACAACCTTTTTCTAGGAGAATTCTACCATAAAAGTGTAGCGCAAGAATTTCTACAGGATTTAGAATCTAAAACGCAAGAAAAATTCCTTGTAAAGAATTTAGATCAGACAATCTTAAAACAACTATATAGTCTCTATCAAAGGAAATAAAAATCTATCAAACGGATAAGGGTATTTATCTTCAAATACTTCAGGTATAAACCTGTTGTAATAGTATCATTTGAGTTTCCAAAGAAAGCCCCCATTCCTGGAGGCCTTCCAATCCCCTTTAAAATAATCTACAGCTCAAATAAAACAAAAAGCTCTATAAAAAGAAGATTTATTTGAAACAATTTGTTTTATTTGTAAAAGAATTGGAATGCCGGTTGGGAGGCCGGAAAAACCCATCATAGTCCTATGAGAAAGCAAGCAACTACTAAGACGGCCAATGCGGAGATCCGCCATTGGCTAGCGACTCATCATCTCTCTGAAGCATCCATCCAGGCGCTCGAGCAACTGATTGACCGGATCCCTCCAGAGCAGCTCATCACCCGTTTCCGCCGCTTCTTCGACGGCTTCGTCTACAATGCTCAAGGCAACATCGAGCTGGAGGATCAAAATACTTACCGGGAGTTGGATAATTTTCTGGAGACGCTCCGTCAGCCTCCCAAATAGCTAGTCCTTTCCTCCCTTGGCCACCAACCCTACCTTGTCAGCAAAAAGTCATGACGAACGAAGAAGTAAAAGCTCGCAATCTAAAACGAGCCCGTAAACAGGTGAACTACTGGGAAGGCGAAGCCAAACGCAATCAGGAGGAGATCGCCCGGCTAAAGAAAGAATTGGATGGAGCCTTCGCCCGTGGCCAGGCCATCGTCACCAATATGGCTGATGCTAAGGAATACCTCGGCGACCTCGAGCAGGCCCCTAATACCTAAATCTTAGTTTTTGTGTGTTTGTCAATATTTTTGACTTATTCAGCCTCAGCGTTCCCGCTGGGGCTTTTTTTATGCCTGGATGGCCAAGGAGAAAGCCAGAAGTCAGCCTATATATATTATATATTTTATTATTAGAAATTAACACTAACCCAAAAAAAGACTATGCTAAAAAAGGAAAATGGAGTGGACTTTTGGACTATCGGTGTTTAACACACTATGAATCAATTAATTACGGAGTCCACTTTGTAGTCCACGATAGTCCAAAAGTCCAGAAGTCCACAATAAGTGGAAATAGTCCACCGGAGTCCACTAGGGGTGGACTATATAAGTAATTGATAATCAGTACACTTAGAGACAAAAGTCCAAAAGTCCACTCAAAAAGCGATATCAGGGCATAGTGTTTTTCGCAAGCGGTTAATGAGAGAAGGTACATGTCCTCCTTATCAAACAGGCCGAAGTCTTAACCGGGAATATTGTGCTGTAGGTAGTCCTCGATAACTCCATAGTCTACCTCTATCTTACCTCCCTATTCCCTGAACAAATATCCACTCACAGCAAAACAAAGGGAAATGAGAGGCACAAAACAACGGCTTATGAGTTTTGAGCAATTATTAGTGGCCTTAGCAAAGGCACATGGATGGAAAGCTATTTCTTCTATTATCCTCGGATGGATAGGTGTTAACCTGATGCCTGTAGCCAGCTTTTTGGCGGTAGGTATTGTATTGGTCATCTGCGACTGGATCACAGGCCTTACAGCAGCCAAAAAGCGTGGTGACAAGATTACTAGCAGAGGACTATACCGAACCGTCGAAAAGATCGTCTTTTACAGCATGGCTATTGTGCTAGTGTTGATTGTGGAAAAGAGTATGCTGGGTACCGATTGGCTGGTGTATCTGGTTTCTTCCTATATCGCTTTAGTGGAGTTGTATTCTAATCTGGAAAACATCTCTGTGATTACGGGTACCAATATATTGGAAGTCGTTAAAACGGCGATCACCTCTTACGTCAAAGGCAAGCTTCCTAAGCCCCCTACCTAGTCCTTTCTTAGCGAACAATTGCTCGGCATCTTGCTATCAGAAATTTCAATCATTAAAATCTCGTACGATGAAAGATGCACAATTGCAAGTCATGCAGCAGCTCCAAGTTCAGGTCCAGCAGGCCGTCAACTTCCAGGAGCTAACCACTGCTACCCTAGAAACCGGCGAAGCCTTCGCCAATGCCTTTGGTGACAAAAAGGTGGATTGGAGTGATGCTGGCTTTTTCCTAGTCCTACCTGGCGTCATCCAGCGTGGCTTGGAGGACTCCGACCAGATCATTCCTGAACTGAGCACAATTAGTGACGATGACTTTGAGATCGCCTTTGTTAAGGCAGCTGCCAGTTTTGAGATCACCGGCAAGCCTGAGTTGACCACAGATCTTAAAGGAATAGTAAAAGGCATCATGCATGGGATTCGGATTTTCGCCCGATCCAAAGCACCTGCAGAAGCTGCCTAAAGAATAATGTCTAAGTAATTTTTTTGGTGTTGAGGGAACCATAGTGTTCCCTTTTTGCGTATATTTCGAAAGTGAAATGCATAAATAAATTCAAAGTAAAAACCTAAATGGAGGAGATTAGAAACTATTCTGATAAACAATTTTCAAACTTCGCGGGAAAATTCATCAGCCAGATTAATGTGATTGAGAACATTATACTGAAAGGGCATATAATCAGTGAATACGCTATCAACTGTTACTTAGAATCCATCTCCAACTCAGACAGAATTAACCTTTTCAAATCCAATTACACGTATTCGAACAAGATCTTCTTATTGGAGGAATTCGGAAGATTACCAAAATCGAATAGAGAACACATTATATATTCTTTTAAGCTCTTGAATAAAATTCGAAATGAATTTGCTCATAGCTTGAGTTATAATGAATTCACCCTTAGAGATTTAATTGCTAGTATCAAAAAAATCGACCCTAAATCATTGAATGGCATTGAAGCAGATTTCAAAAACCCAAATGAGCGTAAAAACTTAGGTAATATTGCATACTTATTAAGTTATCTCAATGGGTATGTTTTTGGGTTATTTCAAGCAAACATGAGTAGAAAACAACAGGTAGAATAGTAATAAGCAGGAGAGTCATGATTGCCAGAAGGTAGCTACTTCTCATAGCTAGACCGGTATTTAGGAAACCATAGGCCGTATTTTTTGACACCAAAATTACGGCATGAACATAATCGCAAGTATCCCTATCAAGCCCCACCTCAAGCAGTTTGCGCTTCTCTTAGAAAACTGCGATGAGGATGGCGTTTTAGACCTTACCACTGGTGGTATTATCTGCTACGTGCTCCGAATGATGCTGGTCGGCAAAATGAATATGCCTGACCGAAACGAATATCGGCTCAATGCAGAATACTGTGACCAGTTACAGTTCAAACTTAGTTCCCGCTTACTCAGTAGAGGTGAGATTGCCATTAGTGCACAGAATGTGGTCGTCTTTAATCAATTCTTACATAAGCTACTTAATGAATTATTACTCGATCGTGTACTCTTCGCCAAGCGTAAATACAATGAAAAAGAGATCGAGAGTATCTATGATTTTTTGCGCCAATTTGAGATTGATGAGCTTTTAACCTACGATGCACTAAAAAAAAGCAATTATAGGCTCAGAAAAGTGCGAAAAATCACGCTTTTCACTGACCATAGTGGCGGCGGCCCAGAAGCCGCGTAGTTGTTGACTTTCCGTCGAATTTAGTCAGAATAGCGTGTCCTCTTTTTCCTGTCCTTTCCTAAGGTTTTGGCTCCCCTTACCTTGCAGTTATGAACCTGCAAGGCCTCCTTCATTTTTGTGGAAATCGGAATTTAGGTGGGCTGGTGATCGTCGAGTACGCGCCAGTCGATTGGATCGATACGAGCCAGTATGAGCCGATGCGATCCAATACCGGTAATTGGCTCTATGCCATTCCCTTTTCAAGTGGTGATTGGCTCAAAATGCCCCTACTCCCCAGCGGAAAAACTTGGGAAGAAAATAGCGCACGTCGCAATCAAGGAGGTCGATTCAATGGCCAAGTAGCGGGCACAGTACCTCGTTTGCAGCCGGCAGCTAGTTATGAGCTGCAGCAGATGGAAGAGTTGGACTTTTTGGTCAAGCTCCAGGATCGTAATGGCCAGCCTTGGCTCTTGGGTACGTTGGAGGCGCCGCTTCGTTTTAAAGCCGATGCCGGCACTGCCGATGAAAATGGGCTGAATAGCTATCGGATCCAGTTTCTAAGTCAGTCCAAGCAGCGAGCCGCGGGTTATGCACCAATTTACTAGGTCCTGGATCAGCTGGGGCCTTAACCTCATTTTTGTTGTATGAAAAAGCCTTTAACCTACTTCAAAGTAGTAGCCGTCGAGGGAGAATGCTCGGCGGATCTTCTATTATATGGCTTCATCGGCCAGGATTATTGGTGGGATGATGACCTCAAGGAGGAAAGTCTGACCGACATTGCTGTGATACGGCAATTACGCGAGCTGGAAAGCCGCTTCCAGCGTATCAACATACGCATTAATAGCCCCGGAGGCTCCGTATACCATGGCGATCCCATCATTGCTGCTATCCAAAGCAGCAAGGCCGAAATTCATACTTACAATGACGGTATGGCCGCCAGCATGGCTGCCGATATCTGGTTGGCTGCCCCCCATCGACATATGGCGGGCAATGCCAAATTGATGATCCATGCCACCTCTTCTTTTGCCATGGGTACAGCTAAAGACATGGAGCAAGAAGCTGAGCGATTGAAGAAATTCGACCAAGCAGCTATCGCTACCATGGCCAAGGCTACTGGTATGGATCGAGATGAGATTCGAACCAGCTTCTACGACTATGATGATCACTGGTTGACCGCTGATGAAGTGGAAGACTTGGGTTTGATCGAAAAGGTAGAAGACTATGATGCTCAGGATGTGCCTGCCGATGTGGAGCGCATGACCTATGCAGAAATGGTTCGACACTTCAGCTCGAAAGATGACAGCCAATCCAAAGGGTTACTCTACCGTCTACGTGACCGATTTTTCATGGGAACTACTCGCCACCAGGTAGAGCAGGACCCGATTACTAATATTAAAACGAAAAAAATCATGAATGCAGCTGAATTAAGAGAAAGCTTGCAGAATGGCGATCTGAAAGTAGATGACCTGGTGGCTGAGCTCACCGGTCGCAACTTTAAAGTGGAGACGCCCGAACAATTGGCCCAACAACAATTAGCCGATACCCTGAAAACGGTGGTTGCTGACGCTATCAAACCCCTAGCGGACAAAGTAGCCAAGCTGGAGGGTAATGTACAGCAGATCGGTGATCAGCCGGGTGATACCAAGACCCATGCTGCTCCCGTCCATGATCCTGCTGCCAAAGAAGGGGATCCTGCTAAGGCGGCCTGGTTGGCTCAAAATGGTGCGGCAGACAAAGCCTTCGCCGAGTCAGTGAAAAAAGGAGAAGGGCTGAAGATTACAACTTCGTAAGGACCGGATCCGGAATTGATTTTTTAAAGCTAGAACTAAAACTATTGAAAAATGGCCCATGCTATTACTATTGAAGCTGCGGTCGGTACGCTCAACCAGGTTGCAGCGGCTTACGATCGACAGATTCATCAAACGATAAAGGGCAGCCTGGAATTTGAGTCTCGCTTGCCCATGGTGCAAGCAGATCACACTTTCACCGCCGTTAATGCCGAGGTCTCTGACCCTATGCAGCCCTACCAGCCTGCTTTTACACCCAACAATACCGAGAACTGGGATGCGGTCGAAAACGTGCTCCAACACGGTAAGGTCGATTTAGAATTTACGGCTGATGAACTGGAGAAATTCTATGACACTTGGGCGCCGAATTGGTTCGAACTGGACAAGGATCCTAGTATGTGGGATTACTCTCGCGTAGTGATCGAACAATTGGTATTGCCTCGATTTATGGACAACCTGAATGAAGCCAGCTACAATGGCCAACGTGTTGAACCTGTAGCGGGTACTCCAGGTACTGCCTTAGCCTCTTTTGATGGATTTGCCAAGAAAATTGCGGATGCGATCACGGCGGGGCAATTGACGACCATCGCCACCGGTGCATTGGCTTCCAATACCATGCATGATCAGGTACGTGATTTCTGTCGCAGCTTGCCCAAGCACTACCGGATGTTGAGTGGTGTGATCTTTATGTCTGCGACTCGAGCGGTCGAATATGCAGAAGATTATGCTGCCAACAAACCACGAACCATCCAGGTGATTTCTAACCCTGATCAGTTGGTTTACCGAGTTGATCACTTCAATAAGACCATTGTGCCAATCAAGGCCATGGAGGGTAGTGATCGCATGATATTCTATCCGGCCAAGACCAACAATATGATTGTAGGTACCCGCCGAGGGCAAAGTGTTTATCCTCGCATGCGCTTCCAGGTCTTCGATCGGAAGCTCAAGGTGCTTAGTGAATTCAGCCGGTTCTTCGGTTTCCGTCACTGGGATAACCTTTTTGTCAATGATCAGGCCTAAGCGCCTGGTCTTCATCTTATTTGTAAATGTTTAAAATCAATTAATACCATGGCTAATCAAGAATTATCTGCCGAGCAAATAGCAGCCATGCAGCAGGAGCTCTCCGCCTTGAAGGAAGAAAACCAGATTCTCCGCAAAGAGAAGATTAAAGGCGAAGACCATACGGGGACTGTCGTAAAAGGGAAGTTCACCGCTACGCTGGAGACTACTGATGGCGAAGAAGAGAAAAAAACGGTAGAGTTTAAGCCTGGCTACGTAAAGTGCCGTCTAAAGAATGGGGAGAAGGTATGGAGTGAAGATTTGATGAGCCTGGCAAACCTTAAGGCTAAGGAGACACTGAGTGCTGAGGCGCTGAAGCGTTCTCCTCATCTAGCTTCTGTCAGCCAGGAGGATGCCGCCAAATGGCTAACCGAATTGGTCAAACGAGGCGTTGCATTCCTTCGGAAGCCTAAGTAATCCTATTGTTTAATCTTTTCAAATCTATCATATGCCATTGAATGATTTGGTGGGACAATGCGGTCAGCAGCGCCCTCCAGGTACCGAAGCGCTCTTGTACTTCACCCTGGACCATGAGCTCAGCGCATTCCCACAAACGCAATATGCCCTAACCTTGGCAGCCGCCGGCGATCCTGTTCCAGGAGATAAAAAGCGCCTGGGTGAGCCTTTTGATTTCAGTGCAGCTCCTAGTGGAGCAGGCTTTTTTCGCAGGGTAAAAATTTTACTCGATACGGGGCAACTTCGTAATGCGATCGAAGGAGAGGTTGGAGGACAAGCGGTACGCCAACGGGTCGACTTCTTTATCCCAGGAATGGAAGCGGAAGCCTTAGAATGGGGCGATGATCTCCTTGGCTATAGTGGTTGCTTGATCCCTCTCATCCCCTTAAAAGCGGGACAATACATTGTGATGGGTGATCTCAACAATCCTTGCTTTGTAGAGTCTGGAGAAGGAGGATCTGGCGGTGACCGGGTAGGTCATCAATACACCCTTGTTTGCAATACTGGCTTTATGCCATACGTGTACGACGCAGATACGCACGGAATCGATATTACGCCTAACCCTTAATCCTTGAATCATGAAAGAGCAAAAACCAAAAGGGCCGTATGGCTTGGAGACCCTATCCAAGGAAGTTAAGGAACAATTCGAGTTCCCAGGTTGGGTAGGCAGTCATCGACAAAAATTTGGCCGATTTGGCACCATTGATTTATCTACGCTGACTGTTCAGCAAGCCGAAAGACTAGTAGGCTTAAAGTTTGCGAAGATCAAAAAGAAGGAGGTCAAAGTTACCACCACTGCCGTGGCCAAAGCAAAATAAACTTCGCCGGCACTGTCTTGAATGGTGCCGGCACTTCTTTTATATGAATCTATCTAACCTGATCGATCAATGGCTGCAAACTGATGGTAGCTTTTTGCAAGGTGTGCGGCTCTACAAGCTCACTGATCAGCCTATCTATGCTACTCGCTTTGAGCGCCTGCTTGATCGACCTTATGTGGATAGCGATGCCAAAGCTCACCTAAGAAAACTACTCAAAGACTTTCTCAGGCAACATCCAGCTACAAAGCTAACTGCCAAGCTTATCGCAGATATTATAGTGGATCCACCGCCGCCGGAGCCTGCTCCCGTCCAAGAACTTCGAAAACAAGCCATTCCTCTTCATAAGCGTTACAGCCATTTAAAGGCTCAACTACATCAAATGGCCATCGATCAGGATAAGTATAGTGATGCCGATCGCTATGCCATTGCTCAGGAGATCATGGGCGAGGTACTTCCTGAAACCGATGCCATCTATGATCAGATCCGCAGCTGGGAAATCGATGGCCATCTCCCTACTGAGCCTGATAATCCTATCGTGGCTCAGACCGTAGAAAAGATGCAAAAGGTCTATAGTCTGCGCCCTCGCATCAGCCGGCTAAAGGCTTGGCTGAAAAAGAAGGGCCTTACTGCCTCCAAACGCCGCCAATACGAGCAAGAGCTACTCGACAAAGAAATCGAGCTCAAAGAACTGGAGATCGAGCTAGGCCTCAACGCCTAGTCCTGGCAAAGCCTTCCCCTACTACCTAGTTTTGTTCCATGCGAAATCATGAAGTGATCATTGAGTTACTCAATGGAGAAATTACCAAGAGTGAGCTCACGCCCCATCAGCGAGAGTACTGGGATCGAGTCAGTGCCGCCTATGATATGATGGTCGATGGCCAGCCCAGTAAGCTGGTGATGGGCATGCTCCAGGAGCTGCATGGCCTCAGTCGAGTCCAGGCCTGGCGCACAGTCAAGGAAACCCAGCTCATCTTTTCCAATATGGAGAAGGTGGATAAGCTATTCCATCGCCAAATCTCTTCTGAGATGGCCCTGAAGGCCTATGCCAAAGCGGAAGCCAAAGGAGATGTGAAATCCATGATCGCTGCTACTCGCGCCTACAATGAAGCTACCGGTCTGCACCTGGACGATGTCGATGCACCAGACTGGAGTAAGATTCAGCCGCACACCTTGATCATTATGCCTCCGCAGGGTCAACTGCCGCAGCAAGTCAAAGGCGGAGTGATCGATCTCAATGAAATAGCACAAAGCCTACCTTATGAAGAGCTTGACAGCCCAACAACAACTGGAACTAAAGGAGCAAATTAAGCGCCTACATGAGAAAGGTAGCGGCGACTATGAAACGCTGATGCGACAGGTCCAAAAGCATCAAAAAGTAGTTCCGCTCAATCTTCCTCAGTATATGGCTGCTATCTCGCAAGCCAAGGAGAAGTACCTGGAATGGGGTCGGGGTACCGGTAAAACTACCTTTCGAGGCTTCCATTGGTCGGAGATCCTCAACGAGCTACCACGCAGCACCGGCTTATTTATTGGGCCTTCCTATCAGTTCATTCTCACTCGTATCATTCCCTCTCTTGTGCAGGGCCTTGAGATGATGGGCATCTATCAGGGCCTTCATTACTTCATTGGCCAACAGCCGCCTCGGTCCTGGCGAAAGTCTTGGGTCAAAGCCTATCAGCCACCAGGTAAGTATGATCGATACATCAGCTTTTGGAATGGCGTCGGGGTACACCTGATTAGTCATGATGTACAGGGTGATGGTCGAGGCTTAAACTCGGATTGGGTAGATGGCGATGAGGCTGGCTTACTCAATATTGAAAAACTACAAGAGAATACCGATCCTACCCTCCGGGGTACCAAAAAAGAGGTCTTCAAAAAGAGCCGATACTTCGGAAGCAAGCTCTATACCAGCTCAACCCCGCTAGCACCGGAAGGCCAATGGTTCGTCGACTTCGAGGAGAAAGCCATGGAGTACCCAGACCAGATCGCCTTCATCAAAGCCACCTGCAAGCACAATCTAGAGAACCTTATGGAGGGATACCTGGAGCAAGCCGAGCGCAATGCCTATCAGTACTGGGTCTACCTCGCCGAATATCTCAACGTCCGCCCCAAGTGGACCAAGGATAGCTTCTACAGTCTCCTAGATCCGGATATCCATCTCTACAGCAATTACGACTACGGCTACTACAACACCCCTGGCCAAAGCATCGACTGCCGAGGCGATGCCGACCTGGTGAAGGGCACGCCTTTGATCCTAGGAGTGGACTGGGGCGCCGCCATCAATTGCCTCTCCGTCAATCAACACCTGAAATCCATCAATGAATTCCGTACTCTCAAATCCATGTATGTGCTAGGTGATGAGCAGAAGTTACAAGATGATCTCTTCAAGGAGTTCCATGAATACTATCGCCATCATGATAATAAAGATCTCTACCTCTACTATGACAAGAGTGGCAACCAACAGACCGGTCACACCAAACAAACCCGAGCAGAGCAAGCCCGCAACCAACTGCGCGCCCTAGGCTGGCGCGTCAACCTCATGACCATCGGCACCATTAATCCTCACCACTACGAAAAGTTCCTCCTCTGGGGCCGCATCCTCAAGGAAAATGATCCTCGCCTCATCCGCTATCGGATGAACAAAGACAACTGCCGAGAGCTCTACCTCAGCATGCGCAATGCCAGGACCAAGCAAGGTACCAATGGAGAAATCAAGAAGGACAAGAGCAGCGAGAAGAGTGGCCGCCCACGTCAGGAAGCCACCGACCTCAGCGACGCCAATGACAACCCTATCTGGGGCATGTTCCGCTACTACCTCAACAACACAGGTATGATCAACCCACAGCTAATCATGCGATCGAGCTGATCGAATCTCTCCCTGCATATTTCCCTTTTTTTGTCCGAACAATTGTTTCAGACCTCAGGCGACAGGCGGACTCGAGCGTCGAACGTGAAACATTAGCGCACGTTTTTAATAGCTTATGAAGCTGATTGTCAAGGAATTGGTGTTTTGGATTTGAAAGAGTCGTTTTTTATATAACGTTCTGGCTAAAAAGCGTAAGTGCCTCTTTACTATGTGTTTTTCTAAAGTTACGCATAGATTTCAAATCAAGCACGTCATCATAAGCAATAAAATCCCTTATGCTCTTTAGTTGTTGTTAGTCACAGTAGGTGTTTCTAGCATAAAGTTTTCAATGCTGTGAACTGGCTCGCCGAGCTCTTTCCAAGTTTGTTCTGCTCTGAATTCTTCTTTAAAGTTGGAGAAAAAGGATCCTAGTTGTGAGGCAAAACGCGCTTCTTTATCAAAAAGCCCTATTATCTTGAGTAACCAAATTGGAGCCATTTGAACTTTTAGTTTTGGGGAATGAGTGGCAGCGTATCGTGTAAGCGCATCTTCAAAAGAAATAGCCTCCTTACCTTGCATAATGTAGTCCTTGGTCTGTTCATGGTCAGATTTAAGAACCGCGTTGGCAACCATGCGCCCAAGGTCTTTACCAGCTAGCCAGTACATTGGATAATGAATAGGTTTAAAAGCTTGAAGGCTGTCACCTTTTCTCATGGCAAATTCAAGAGTGTCCATAATCCAGGAGCAATGAAAGAAAGTACAAGGAATACCAGACTCTTTCAAAAGACGATACCCCTTTTGTCTAATTGTGTTAGGGTAGAAGTCTGCACCCTGAGCGAATTCTGGAAATGCAGCCGTTACCGCTGAAACATGAAAGATTCGACCGATACTCTTCTCTTTGGCAACGGTTATTACATTTTTGACACCGTCAATTTCAGGCTGAAACGTTGCCTTGGCATCTTTAGTTGATAGATTTAAAAAGATGGCATCAACGCCATCCACTAATGTCCTCAAACGATCAAGATTACTCAAATCTCCTTCAATAATTTCAATCTCGGATGGGAAATCGGTTAGTTGATTGACCTTCTCACGATTTCTAACCAGGGCCTTAATATGAATGCCCTCTTTAATCAACTCTTTGTAAGTAAAAGGTGCCAAATTACCCGTTACTCCAATAAATGCTATTTTCTTAATCATTGTGTAGAATTTTTCTTCAAAACTACTACCTTTACTATATATTGTATAGCGAATTACTATTAAATAGTACTATACATTTGTATAGTAAAGTAAAAGACGCATATTATGAACTTCGATAATATTCTAAATTGTCCGACAAGTACTGTTTTAGCCCTAAACGACTGCCTAACCGTTATGAACGGAAAGTGGAAGGCGCCTATAATAGGAACGTTGTTATCTGGTCCGAAACGCTTTAAAGATTTGGAGAATGTGATTGAGAAGATCACGCCAAGAATGCTTTCAAAGGAGCTTAAAGAGTTGGAATTGAACAATATTGTTCGTAGAAAAATTTATGATTCAAGACCTGTTCGAATTGAATATGAGCTCACCGAATCGGGCTTCATGTTGAAACCGATTTTTGGAGCCATGGTAGAATGGGGAATTCAACATAGAACTGATGTCTTTGGAGAGTCTGGAAACGAAATTGAGCAAAGACCTTAAGTGACCGATGTATTGTGACTAACATTTATGTATACCGCAATATAGCGGTTTATTCTCTAATATAACCCGCTATATCCACTCCTCTGATACTCTTCAACATCCAAATAATGCCATATCATTTAGAAGCTTAATATCCTTCTAAACACCTGTCCTTTTTTCTCCCCTCATCCTTCCCCACCTTTGGGGCATGACTTTCGAAGACCTCTACATCAACTACTTTCGCCATCAGGCCGAAAACCACCCTGATCTAGTTCATGATGCCGAACAAGGCGAACAAGTCTTCGATGTCATCGACATCGAGCAAGGGATGCTGGTAGGGCTGCGCTCTGGGGTGCGACCCGATGCCTTTATGATGCGTTTGTTTCACTACACCTATCGCATTGGATTTATCAAGGGAGAGATGCGCAAGATCATCCAGGGTGGATTTATGCTGGCCAAGCAGTTTAGTGTGCGGGAGGATGATGCGGCGGAGTATCGCTTGGCTTTGCGAGAAGCAGAGCGGGTGACGGATGAGATCATCGAGAAGATGCTGGCCGATAGTCAGGCAGGCCATCCCCTGTTTTATTACAGCTTGGATCGTGATCAGGATATCACTGTGATCACTTCACCTAAGGCCAGTGGTACCTCCTATGCCGCCAAGATCTGCACCTTTAGCTTTTCCCAGCATTGGCGCAATTGCATTGACTCATCCGAGGCTCCAACCTGGCTGGATGGCGGTTTAACTCATCATCAACTCTAATGCTGACGATTCTCCAACAACCGAGTGAGATTTCTTTGAGTAGAAATCAGATGCTGTTGAGCTTTCGGGCTTTGGATGGTTCTGGACAGCCTTATGGCCAGCAGGGCATTCGGTCGGAGCTTCGCAATATTGGACTGGATGGCATTCTTGCTGAGGAGCAATTGACCATTAACTGGGTAGAACCAAATGGATCCATTAATGAGTTGACTTTTACAGCTAAAACAAACCCGGTAGCTGAGGATGAAATTTCAGCAAGTGTGTCTGATGTGTTCTTTGGCTACTCTCAGGTCTATGGCTATTTCATTACTATAGCTAATCAGATCCAGGCTCATCATCAGATCCAACCTCACTTTAAAGTCTATGCTCAACTGGGAACCAATCAAGCCAGTATTTGGCTAGAGACCAGAGAGCTAACCAATGGCTGGTCAGCCAGTTGGGATATTAGTGGGATCAGTGATAACAATTATAGTGTAATCGACTATTCCGAGGTACTAACCACCAATGCTCCAACTGACTATAAAATCCTTCTGGATATAGTCTTTGAGACTACGTATCTGGGGGGTGATTTTGAATTAATTGCATCATTAGATCTCTATCTCAATTCAGCGAGTGAGGCTGTGGTAGACCTTTCTTCCATCCTGGATCCAGCTTTACAAGAAACCTTGCCAGAACTGATGCTCCCTGCTTTTGATGCTGATGCTCCTTTAAAGGCCGATATCCTCCGCCGATTCTACTTTCGCTATCGAGAAAGCTATGAGGGGGCTGATACTAATTGGATCAACTCCTCAATTCGCTCGGTACTTTGTGGCGGCATCTCTCAAGCGCTCTTTGCTGGCGGAGAATTCTTTGCTTCCTTAAACAGCCTGAACAGTCTTTTGAGTTGGTATCCCCTAAGTAAAACTGTTAGTGCTAATCAACCAGAGTGGATTGCTTGGTTTAATTATACCGGAGGGGATAAACAAGTTACCCTGCAGATTCAGGAATATGGAGCAGATAGCTCGGTACCCAATACTCGAACATTAGTGGTGGATCCTGTTTTGGTAGTTGCTGCCGATGAGGTGGCTTTGCTGCCGGCCGGTCCTGCTCAATTGGAGATTGCTGATACTACCTTGAAGTATGTTATTCGAGTAGTAAATCAGTTGAATAATACTGAGCTGCTTTCTCAAAAGAGA